CCGTGTCTTCAGTAGCTAGAAGATTTTGCAGTGTTTTGCTACTTCTATACTGCTCATCTACAGTGCCTATTAAATCATTGCTAGGTTTCTGCGTCTCTTCAGCGCCTTCAGGAATCCCCTCGGCTCCAATAGGAGCTGCTTGAATCTCCTGCGGAGATGCGGACGTTTCTTCGGGAGCTACTTGTGTTTCTTGGATTGTGTCAATCATACTATTTCATTAGATATAACTGAATCCAGACCCATGTCTTCAAGATCCTGTCCAGTTAACTTTTTTTGTTTTTCTTGGTATTGGTTAATAGCTTGTTCCAGAAGTTCGTCTTCTGTCATAGCCATGTTCTTAATAATAGAATGAATAAAGCGCTGACGTTCGTCTTTGCGAATAAGAGCCTCCCTTTCGTTGGAGGATACGTAACTAGTAATCCCTGCCGATTTTAGCCAAATACCAAGAAGAGATCTACCTTCTGGTGTATCAAAAACTTCTTTGGTTAGTTCGGCGTTAGTTTTTTTATTTTTTAAGGCGCGGATCTTTTCCGCTAAGGTAGTAAACATTATATTTGTCCTAGACCCTGAGCTTGGGCAGACGCTGTATCCTTCAAGGCTCCCGCAAGTGCAGCAGCATTTTGGGCGTTAGCTGTCTGTGCAGCCATCTGATCTCTTTCTTGTTTTGCTTGTGCTATCTGTTCCTGAGATTTCAAAATTCTTTTTGGAGCTTCTCTCAATGTAGCAAGTTCTTGCCCCAGAGATGCGGTGTCAATGCCATCTGTAATAGAAGGATCAATAGCTCTATATGCGGAAACATCATTAAGAAACTGCATAATATTTGCAGCCTTCGATGCAAGCTGTGCTTTTGCAGCAGGAGACGTAAACGATATGTCCAAAGGAACGCCCTTTGCAGGAGACTCTGGAAGCATACCCGCTCTATCTAAATAAAAATAAGTGTCTTCAATTAAGGGAGAAACGCACTCAGCTTCAAAACGACCAACTACACTGGATAGCTGACGAAGCATCTCAGTCCTATCGTCTTGGATTTCAAGAATACTTTGACGCTCTCGTTTACGATTTCGCAAAAGCCAATCCACATGAAAAGTCTTAGCGATCTGATCTCGCTTCTGATTCATAACTTCTAGCGTAATATTGAAGTTAGAACCCATGCGTAAAGTTTCAGGAGCTGTGGTTCCAGGAGTTTTAAAGTTTATAGCCGCAGGTACGTAAGAGATAGGCAACAAATACCCATCATCATCAACAAACATCGGAGGTCTATTAGCTAGCTGCGCAGACTGAACTAACTCGCGATACATTACGTTCAACAAACGAATGTCGGGCATCGCTATGTTTCCTGGGCCCCTTCCATACACTTCCCCAGCCAACGTAGACCAACGAGGAACTTTGTAAGGAAATCGATCATAGCCTTTTTGAGAAAGAACTAAATTTTCGCTTTCTATAAAATAAGTAGAAACAAAAGGTTTTTTAGTATCTACGGATTCCGTGTGAGCTTCTATAGGATCTACTAGGTGCGTGACGATGTACGAGAAATCCTCATCCTCCTTCTCAATCGAATCAGTTAACACCGAATCAGGGAATTGTCCCTGTATCTGAGCTTTAGTCATCGGGAAGTCCCGAGCTATGATATTTACCAAACCCCGATAGTCTTCATCTATGTGAACTGCAGCTAACGGATACGCTCTAAAATAGGGCATCTTCATTTCGTTAGACCACTCATTAAGCATAACGCCCGTGCCGTAAGCGCACAAATCCATAAGCATCTCTTTAGCTGCTTGAGCAAACCGAGAACGCGGATCAGCAAACACTGTAAAAATCCGTTCAGAGACCTCTTCCAAATACGCTTGCATTTCAAAATCAAGCTGCGTAAACGGAATACCCTTAACCCCTAGACTAAACCAACGATCCGAAGGATCTAGTATGTGAGCATACAGTCCTGAAGACAAAGTATCCAAAGCCCAAAGTGCCGTACTGTCAGTAATCTGCTCAGTGCGTCGGTCACCCTGGTTTTTGCGAGATGTGGTGGCTTCGTAAAACCCTAGAGTATTGGGGCGTAAATATTTTCGTATAGCTTCGTGTTCGTGGCGATACATGCCCGAACGGTTTTTAGATCGAGTGTATCGATCTAAAAGCTCTACATCTATTGATTTAAAATTATCCGCCATTTTACTTCAGTCCTCGATATGAAGGATTTCTTAAAAATTGAGAAGTCGCGGCTCTTTGCGAACCTCCACGAGCTGCTCTGCCGCTGGTCATTATCTCACCAATACCCAAAGCTCTAGCAGGGGCTGTTTCTCTAAGCAACCCCTCTCCAGATAAAGCTCGACGCCTTGCCGCTTTCAACTCCTCCAAAGAAGTTTTACTTGCTTCGGTTTCGATCCTCGCCTTTTCGCTCTGCTCTTCAAACTGTCTTTGCATACGAGCACTCAATTCTTCGAGGCTTTTTGATAGATTAGCATACAACTCATTAGCTCTAGCATTAGTATCTTGGGCTTGTTCCAAAAGAGCAGTCTGTTCTTTACGCGCATCGCTTTCAAAAAGATTTATCGTGTTTATAATTTCCTGTCCTTTACGGACTACACCTTGAGGCGTTGCAGGAGAACTTCTAACAGAAGCATATAAATTTTTAGGAATAAAACCTTGTTCCTGCGCTTGCTTGGTTTGCTCTATCTCCCGCATACCGCCAACAGTGTCTAGGAAATCATCGCCAAAAAAATCCCCATATTCATCCAAAAGAGCTGGGTCTTGATTTAAAGATTCTGCTAGATAATAACTAGATGACGCCATAAAAATATTTACATTTGACTTCAAACAAAATTAGTCAAGCGAAGATATCGTAGTCTACTTGTGCAGTGCGAGCTTCTTCTGTCATTTTACTAACACGACTTTCACTTTTGCGCAAGCCTACCGCTAACGTTCGAAAAGCATCAGCCCCATGCGAGGCCCAGTTGTGATCGGGGCGCGTAGAAAAAGTCTGATTCTCTTCGCTCCACTTTTTAGAATAACTCTTTAAAGCATTGATCCCGTGTTTCGTCCGAACCTTGTCAAAATAACAATTTGTTAAAGTGTTACGGCAAGCTTCTATACCATCTTGCAAAGAAAGTTTGGGAACTGGACGAAACCGAAGGCCCGCCTTCCTCGCAGCCTCCAGCCTAGACTCGCCAGTCCCCAGCTCCTTGACCTTTATATCATGCGGAGCCAGGTGGTTTTTGAAGGAAACTTCATGTTCCTGAGCCCAACTGCGCAGGTAATTTATATAATGAGCCAAGCCTTCGTTGTTGTTCTCGTAGTAGTCTACTAACCGTATTTCCGAATGGAGCTGCTGGCAAAACCAAATACTAGTAGCATCGGCCATTCCTAAATCCCAAGCAGTGCTTACGGGAAGCAGCGGATCAATGGCTACATCCCCAATCCTCTTATCTTTAAAAATCTGGCGGAACTGGTTTTGGTAATACGCCCCCTGAAGCGACACCTCGAAACTAGTAAAGAATTCCTGCTGAAACAACGAATCATCCTTTAGCTCGTTCCGTGCTTGCTTTAACTCATCCGCCGTCAAAACCTTACAATCCTTTGCAGTCAACTTACTGTGAAACCAACCCTTCGTAGTGCGGGCTGTGTTCAACATGTCCAAGCCGTGATTGCTGCCGCGAGGAGTGTAAATCCACATAGCCCATCCCCCGTTCTCCGCAAGAATCGGGGAGGTTAGCTTCCAGACAAGAGGATTCATTAGGGGCCACTCCGAAAACACAATCCCCACAGGATTAGAACCAACAAACCTGTCGGGCTCATCCGCCCCCATGATCTGTATAACAGAGCCGTTCTTTAGCTCCAGGCGCATCTCCGCATTCTGCCTACGAGCTATTAACTCTTTTGGAAAACTGTCCAAAAATTTATTCCCATCCTTGGACATCCCCGTCCAAGCAATCCGTCGCCCTTGGTTTAAGTACGGATACACAATCCAATAAGTACCCACCCGCATTTGACTGGCGACTACCGCCCAGTTAATTGCGGTGTAATCCTTACCGTGTCGCCGAGGCCAAACTACCACGGCTCGCTTGCCGCCAGAAGACATATACTTCCAAAGCGGAAGCTGATACCAACGAGGCTTCCAGCCCTTGGCGGGTAGCTGAATCTTCATCTCCTACTTGAGCTTGTAGGTGCCTCTGCTTTTTAAAGCACGGTTATTTTTTTGTTCTTTGCGTTTAGCGTAGTGAAGACCATCAGCTACTCTTGAAAGTGGAAAGCTGTTATCGGCTACCTTATACGAAATATCCAGATTATGAAGTTTCCTATCCGAAGCTTTAATAGCCCGCTTTCTAGATCTTTGAACCTTGGACTTAAATCTCTGAGTACCAAAAGCTCTTTTATTGTATAAACCTGCCATAGTTTTAAAATCGAAACAAATTAACTATTGTCAACGAATAAATTTACTCATCGGTAGCTACTATCCCCTGCGAATCTTCATCGGGGCCCAAGTCTTCAAACTCCGCGTACTCCGAATCGTCAACTAACTCTGCCTCCTTCATCAACTTCTCCTGACTCATATCCCCATAGTTGACCAATGTGACATTAACATTCATGTCGTTGTTACGCTGAGTATCAACACTCTTCAGCGGAGGAGTCGTGTAGGGAACTAGAAATTTGCAGATAGCTGCCTTGTCCTTATCGGGCAATCGACCTTTGGTGTCCTTGGCTAACATTCGAAACAACTCCTCGATAGGATGTATTCCGTACTTCATGATTAACTCGCGCATCTGCCTCTGAGTATCCTCACTACTGAGATCCATTGGAACCGTTAGATCCTTAGACGCTCGTTTCTTTTTTAACTTGTCCCCAACACGAGAAGTCCCCTGGGTTCCATGCTTGTACTCCAAACCCATAGCTTTGGCTCTCTGGGTTTTAAGATCTATAGTGTACTTGATTTTGCCTTTACGGTCGAGTGCATCATACTCCGAACGTTCTTGGTCGGTCATTTCCACGGGCATACCTCAACACTAAGAACCCGATCAATTAGTTGTGTCAAACAATAATCAGAGCATTTGTGATTTTTGTGATTATTAAAAAATCACACGTAAGCATTATAACAGCCAACGCTTTATACAAAATGTTAGAATGTGTGAGATATTCTCGGAATTTTTTTCTACCCCTATTTATTATTCAATAGAAAATTAGGAACAAAAAGAAACACACAACACGTAAGTCGTTGATAATCCTAATAGATTTATAAGTATGAAACAAGGAATCACATGACCACACAATCTAACAAAAACGCTAAATTCAAAAAATGAATGCTGGAGTCGGGTTACTATAGCTTCGTTGTGCAGCGTTTTCCCCATAGGCCCCCTCTTCAGTAGATCCCGCGTTTTAGTAAGGCCACCCCCCCTGCGCCGTGGAACCCTTTGGACAACAGCAGCGGCAGGAATCTCGCCAGCGGAGCTGTCATGCTTCCTGCATCGCAGCCGTAATAGGCCCCACCCTTCTCCTAACCCCGAGGCTCGTGCCTCCCCTCGCCCTTGGAGACTCCTACGCGGAGGGCGAAAGGTACTATGTACCTTGGAATCCAGAGAACCACGGACACTTGTGCCCTAATATTCAAGGGTTCAAGGGTGCGTGTGTTCGCGTGGTAATCCATCCACCCTATGGTACAGTGTATAATTTTTCTTTCTTTCTCTTGTTGAGGGATTTAGGTAATGATTGTGATAGTGAGTTATATGTATCTATCAGATCAGTGTAATGTAACCTTTATAATGTAATCAATGTAGTTATGGATATGAATGTAATCGTAAAAGAACTCGAAACTGAAGTGTCAAAAGCTCCTGATGATAGGGATAGTGATTTAATCTCCCGTCTGCTGGTAGCCAAATTCGACGGTGGCTTTGAACCTTGGCTGGAAAAGAACTGGCGTGAGTTGGTTGAGCAATTTGCTAAGTCTGGTCGTGATCGCGAAAGTGATTATTGTTTCATAGACGAAGCTGAAAAGCGCTATTATCATCTAATGCTTTAAGTTACCTAGCGTAGTGCCTCTGGCGGCTTAAAACATCCGTGTTTTAAGAATTCCCTCCATTCAGAATTTGATCGGCGGCCTCTGATGAGTCCGTCCCAAATTTAAATATGTCCGATGGATATAGAGTTACCTCGTAGCTTTGATCTACTAGTCCGATGGTCATCGGCTCGCGTTGCTCGATAGATTTTATACGGCCCCTCCGTCTCCGCTCTGCTCGCGGTTAGCCAAAATTGCCATGCAATTTGTGTGTCGGCCTGAACTTGCTTCTTCTTATGTGCAAACTAGAGTCTACCACAAACGGGCGATGTAAAATCCAAGGTACGGTCTGTCCCGCAACTGCCTTTATTTCAATGGCCGCGATGCTTCAACTTGGTCTGGCTGGTGCTTCGCCGCGCCAGTCACGGGGTCGCATGAAAACCAACATTTTGTATGAGTCATAGATCTTCCGCTTCGCGGCTGCGCAAAAAATGCAGTCGTAATCGACCTCGCAAGCTCCGTCTGAGAGACATGCTGTGGTACCCATCCCCTAAATTGATCCATTAAAATAGGCATATTGCTGGCTGACCTAAGCAACGCAACTTCCTCGCCCAACCCCAAAGTCAAATTGCTAAAGTGTCCACGACTTACGAATTTCTTACACAGCCGAGGATCTTCCGCTTCGCGGCTATGTAGCGTAACAAATCCATAACTCGCTCCCAGTTTCTGAAGGCTACCCTTGTTATTTTGGAACCAGTCGTGTGATGTCCCTTACGCTCCCTCACTCCTTATACCAATAACCTCGTCATTCTGCGAGGTTGAGCGCCCAAAGGGCACCCGCTCAATAACAAGAGTATCATCTAGAAACCAATTATGACTGTGGGGCCCCTTTGTGGTACCCTCTAGTTGCACAACAAAGCAAGCTACTCTGGTTCGCAGGCGTGTGCATTAATAAATACTAAATAATACCATGAATACTAATATAACATCCATCCGCACAGCGTTCTATACGCCCACCAGTGAATCATATCGCGTGTCTATTGAGGACGCTCCCAAGGAGTGTACGGTACGCTTTCGGAACATCCAGGGGATTGCAGCGGTTGCTCTCGCAGCCAACGCTCCCAGAATGTCCGAGGCTGCAGTGAAAGCTCAGCAACTTCTGGAAGCAACCCTGCGCTCTGAGTCCCTCGACTCTCAGGAAATTAAAGAGCGCATCCAAAGCATACAGGCCACAGCTGTCCGAGAACTCAAGGCTCTTGGAACCAACTACCACGCCCAAGTGGCAAAGCTACTGCAAGGCAAGCAGGTGGCTTGGGAGGAGTCCTTCTTCACACCCACCGAGGAGGTTATCTACCCAGACGGTAGCATGGATGACAGGAAGATGCCAGAGCAAAGCTACGTGCAGCTCATCCCCGCCGCGATTGCCGATGACGAAGAGGAGGTGGTATTGTGAGCGGCGATATGCTTGAAGGAGTGCTGAAGGTACTAGCGTGTATATCGCCCGAAGTGCCGCGGCTAACGTTCCCGCAGTGGGAAGTTTCTCCTACTGCCCGAGCTTGTAGTGAGATCCAGTTGTACGGAGATACACGGCCCCCGCGCGATAATTGGGTCGAGCCGTTTGTAGAACCTCCAGCCGAGGATCTCCACCATTGGCCGTCGTCGTACTTCACCGACAGTGGTGATGACCCCGAGATGCAGATGCCAATGCTCACAGTCTCCTCTTGGGACGCGAGCAAGCGTGGCCGCCAATCTTGGCAATCATAACATTCAGGAGTCTAGTGCCCATCTCGGGTGCTAGGCTCCTTTTTTTGTTATTCGTCGTTTTAAAATCTACATCGACTCACGTAATAGGGACGCTGACGCGTTTTGTACATCCCAACCCAACACCACCATGAAACGATTTGTAATACCCATACTAGAGATAATCACCCTCCCCCTAGTAATCTTACACCTGTGGGTTCTGTTATCCGTTATAGCAGACGTACTCAAGTAACCTGTCCCCATTCCAAGGAGCTTCCAAGGTTTGTGGGTCAGCTTTGTCACCCGCAGGTGGTTACAGTTCTTTTGCTGGCGCAACGTGACCTCGGCGCAGAAAACCCCAACGCAAACAACGTTCATAGTACGTCATCCTCATCGAACACAGCTATGAGGATAGGCAGAACCCTTCTAGGCCATTACAGCACTGATTCGCTAAATTTCGCTAAACATTATAACCAAAAAAACCATGAACCTCACTAAAGCAGCACAAATACTAGACATCTACATCAAATCACTGTTCGACAACACGGCAGTCATCACTATCAAATCTATCAGCAAAGATGGCGACAATGTTCATTGCAAATTCACCGTCATCTTTGACATGCTGATAACCATGAAACTCAGCATGTCCATAAGTAACCTCCAAACCATAGAAATCGCACTTGACGACCGATGAAAGACATACCAACAGACACACTTGAAGCAGAACTACGAGCACGAAAAGCAACAGCTCGTAGAGAAGCAGTCAAACGCAACGCTGAAACAGTAGCAGACACCGCATGTATTGTTCCTGCACTGTTTGGAAAACTTACAGAATTCACTAAAGAACTAGGCGCTGAAGTTCGCCAACTTGGAAAAGACTTTCGTAACAATGGATAACCTACTACTATTCGCCGCAATCGTTTACTTCACTTGGCAGTTCGCTGCTGGGTACTCAGCACGTAATGGAGATGGAGATTCTAACTCTTAGTGCAATCGCAGGACTAGGAATCCTGTTTACACTTGTACGCACTGTACCGTACAAATTTCTCATCCGTCACCACATCTACTTTGATGTGTTCTTCACTGCAATGCTCCCGTGGTTATTCGCTGGATCACTACAAGGTATGATGATCGCAGTATTCAGTGGCATCACTGTCACTATCAGTCTGTGCATCCTATCCATATTCACGCCATCCAGACAATAACTCAAGCTTCCTAGCATCTTGTCAGGTGCTAGGAAGTAATTGGCCACTTAAATCCTACTATGACTATTATATGTCTAAATATGGCCACTTAAAAGTCTGTTGCAGCACTAGCAGTCAAAATAAATTGTTTCCAGCACTAGCAAGAAACAAAAAAATCTATGCGGAACATGGTAGCGAAAGTCCTAGCATTACTAATACCAGTATTTATCGAAGCCGTGATACAGGTTCTCCGCGACCGAAAGTATCACGAGCAAAGAAAACGCTGGAAATTAGAAAGCTACGACATCAAAAACGACGAC